GTTAGTTGAACTCGGCGTGTAGGTATTAATATCTTCTTGTGACGAGAATCTTATAAACATTGGGTCTTGAGTTGTTTTATCTCCAATAGTTGTTTCTGTACCAAAAAAAAGTAAGTGTCTATCTGGTGTTGATACCATACTAAATTGTGATGCTGTCGGTGCACCTGAAATAATTGTTGCTCTGGTGTTATTAGCAGCAGTAGGATTTGAATCCCATTCAAAACTTTCGCCACCCGTTATTGTTGCAATAAGTTTGTTACCAAAATTATCTAATGACCATAGTCCCGGTGCAGTTACAACGTCACCAGAAGCTGCAGCGTTCCAGGCAAAAAAACTTGATGCGTCTGTTATCGTTGCGCCACTAGAATGTGAAGCTGCTGTTGTACCTAAAGCTCCTCTAGTTAAACCTGTTAAAGTATTACTAGTAACGCCTGTGTAAATAATTAATTCTTGTCCAATTTTAACTGTTCCAGATGTTGGAAAAGATGATGCACTAGCCATTGTTAAAGTGGTAACCGATGTATTAATGCCTGATGCAAGTGTTGAGGTAAATTGTCCTTGTTGTACACCACCCCATGATCCAAGACCCCAACCTGTTGATGCAACCTCTTGAGCTACCCCTACTGAAAAATAATGCTTTACTCTAATACCACCAGAGGTGCTTGCACCTGATCCTGATTCATTAGAAGCCATAGTAAGGGTTACTGTGCTAGATGTTGGAATAGAGGTTACTTGAAATTTGTTATCGTCAAAATTTGCTGAATTAAAGTTAGAGTTAGTTATAGCTGTAAAATTGTCTAATAATAAAATATCACCTTTTTCTATGTTGTGTGCTGATGCAAAAGTTAATGTTACAGTTGCTGATCCATTAGTTGTAGAAAATGCACTAGTTAAAGTTGTTGTAGATTTAATAGGGTGTATGTCATAAAAAATACCACCAGAATAAGCGTATAATATTCTATTAGTACCAAGCACTGCATACTTAATACCTGATGTATTTACAAAATGGTGAATAGCTGTATTACGACCTGTAATATCTACTGAACCTAATTGTGCCCAGCCGCCTATTTTTTCTGGTAGGCCATATCTAAATCTAACATTATCACCATTAACCCACTGGCCTTCACCTTCAGTTGATGTGACTTGTTTATTAAATCCAGGTGCAAATTTTACTTTTTGAAGCATAAAGCCTTTATATAGTTAAAAAGCCCAGCTTACAAATGAATATCTAGTGCCTTTAGTTGCCTCTTTTACTTCGTGCGGATACATAAAGTTTGACGGAAATAAAAGTATATCTCCTGTTTTTAACTTAATTTCTTTGCCTCTGCAACAGAATTCTGATCCTTCGTAGTCTGTGTTAAGGTTAGCAACTATTGATACTATTGGTACACCTTTCATTTTTCCATCAAATATACTGTGGATATGATCGTAGTGTTCTCTCATCATAGTGCCTACTTCATACTTGTTAAATCTAATAGGACTAAATTTAGTAAGCCATGGTCCTTGAGTCTTGTCTCCTGGTACACTATGTTTAACTTGATACGCTTCTAATGCTTTAATAAGATAAGGTGTAATTTTATCTTGTTGTTCTTTAGTACAAGGCATTACATCTAATTCTTTTGTAGGTTCAGAACTAGTTGTACCTTCAGCATAATTATTCCAAGTATGTTTTTTCCATTCTTTTTTATTACACTCATCTATTAACGCTTCACACACCTCTGTCGGTATATGATTTTCAACATATATATAATCTTCAATTGTGCTCATTCATCAAACTCCTTATATCTAAATGGGTTAAACTATCTTCAGTTCCTAATACATCAATACTAAATGTATTAAATGACATACTAATTCTAGATTCCTCACTCATGTTTATAGGTACACTGTGTTTTAAATTTGATGGAAACAATATAAGTTCTCCATCAGTGCAAGGTAATAAAAATGTTTCTGAATTTAAATTGTTATATTTTTTAGGATCAAGTTTCATAGCTGATTGTATTGCTTTAGAAAAAGATATTGGGGGTAGTTTAGGATCTTGTTTAAAATAAAACACACCACTAATAATACTATTGGGATGCACATGTTCATGGTGCTTGGATCCTTTAGGATTTTTATTCATCCAAGATTGTGTAACCACTAACCTTTGATCTGATTGAGATATTTCTTTAGTAAATTTATTTATAGACTCATTTATAAAATTTTTTATATTTTTAAACTGTTCGTGTTTTAATAAATAAGTATCTTTAGATTTAAAGTTACCATTAGCTTTTTGTTTTATCCAATCTAATGTATCAATGTGTTTTAGTTCATCAACTAATGAACCTTTATACTTTGTAATTAAAATTGGTGTGGGAAATATTTGTAACAATTCGTCTTTCATGCAAAATGTATACTATATTTTATCCAGAAAGTCCACCATGTGAATCTGAAGTACCTGAATGATATTGAGAAGCTTCAACTAAATCACCAAAATCAGCGGCATCCCCCGTTGTTGCTATTGTAATATAATCTTGATTTACTGTATCTTCTCCAGAAATTTCACCTCCAGAATGAATTGCTCTTATTGAATTACTAAGACCCGATCCTGCTGCTCTAGCAACTGTTAAATCTCCAAAGTCAGCAGCGTCACCTGTTGAAGCAATAGTTATATAGTCTATAATATTTATTCGACCTGGAGAATATCCTCCCATAAATACAGCTCTTACTAGTGAAGAAGCAGGAGTACCTCTTCTTGCATCTGTTAAATCTCCAAAATCTGTTGCATTACCAGTTGACGCAGTTGTTGTATATTCTATTGTGTTTACCTCTCCGCTAGCATAACCTCCACCATGAACAGTTCTTGTACCACCAGAACAAGTTGCAACACCTTCTGTAGCTGTAGTCATATTTCCAAAATCAGTTGTATTACCTGCTGAAGCAAAAGTTATAAATTCTATAATATCTACAAGTGATGGAGTATTTCCTCCAGCACAAATACCTCTAGTTGAGTTTCCACCGCCACCATTCATATTTCTTCTAACTGCGGATAAATTACCAAAGTCCGCCGTGTTCCCTAAAGAGGCATGTTGAAATGAATCCATTGTATCAATAACTGCATCGGGATCTTCACCTCCCATTATAACAGTTCTAGTTAAACTAGAAACTCCTGCAACTAATTGTCTTGCAACTGCATTTCCAAAATCTATAGCGTTTCCTAAAGTAGGTATATGGGTCAGTTGTATTCTATCAATAGATCCACCCGATCCACCTGAATTTGATCCTGCATTAGTAAACCCTCTCCCTGATCCAGGCATATAGTTTACTGATGGTCTTTGCGAGCCAGGTGTATTAAAACTTATACCACCATGACCATTGGCACAACCTGTTCCACCTTCTCTTACTGAACCTAGATCACCAAAATCTGATGAGTTAGCTGTTGTTGCAATTTGAATAAAATCTATTGTATTTTGAGCAGGGCTTGCTCCACCTGCCATAGTTCCTCTTATACTATTAGAAGCTCCTCCCCCACTATAACGTGCTACAGTTAAATCACCAAAATCTGCTGCGTCACCTGTTGAAGAAATTGTTATATAATCTACTTCATTTGAATTTGCACCAGGACTTTTTCTTCCACCTTGCCATACACCTCTAGTGCTAGAAGCAACACCTGCACAGTTATAACGTGCTAAAGTTAAATCACCAAAATCTGTTGCGTTACCTGTTGCAGAAATTGTAAAAAAATCTATGTATGTGTTGTAAGCAGTTCCTGGGTTTTGGTTTACTCCTGCAAAACAAGCTCTTGTTGTATCCGCTAAACCCCCATTTAACATAACTCCAGCATTAGTTAAGTTACCAAAATCAATTGCATTACCAATTGAAGCCATAGTTATAAACTCAACAACATTATTTCTAGGAGTACCTCCAGCCATAATACCTCGTGTATTATTACTAGCAGCTCCTTGTCCTCTTGTTGCACCTAATAAATTTCCAAAATCTGCAGTATTACCTTTTGTAGAAAACTCAACATATTGAATTATATCTTCATTACTAGAAGGAGTTTCTCCACCTGAAAAAAAACCACGAGTTGCACTACCCATTCCTGTTGGTGAATTACGAGCACTAACTAAATTTCCAAAAGTAGTAGCATTCCCTGCTGTAGTTAAATTAATATCTTCTATGATCGCTGTTAAACTTCCATCATTTCCTCCAGCGAATAAACCTACATTACCTCTATTATCGTTAGCTCTTACAATATCGTTTCGTTCTTTTATATCCCAAACAGCCATTATGATTGTAATCCTCCGTGACAGTTAGAAGTACCATTAATACCTGTTCCAGCTGCATCCAAGTCACCAAAATCTTGTGCGTTACCTGTCGTAGCAATAGTTATAAAATCTATATTTGCTACATTACTTCCAGTTGTACCACCTGCTCCAAGTCCTCTTACGCCATTTCCAGAAGCACCACCATTTAGTCTATTACTTGTCATATCTCCAAAATCTGTTGCGTTACCTGTGTTTGCAAAAGTTATATATTCAATAACATTACCTGCACTTCCAGCATATCCTCCCATAATAATTCCTCTAGTTGTTGATGATCCACCTGTTCCGTCCATAGATAAAGCTTTAGTTGCCAATAAATTTCCAAAGTCAGTTGCGTTACCAACTGAGGCAATTGTAATATAATCCATGACATCTGAATAAGCGGGTGAAGCATACCCTCCAATACAAAGACCTCTTGTATTATTTCCAATTCCTGCTGTGTTTCCTCTTGCAACTGTTAAATTTCCAAAGTCAGTTGCATTACCAATCGTTGCTATAGTGATATAATCCATAACATTAGAAGCAGCAGGTACTTCTCCCCCCATAAAAACTCCTCTTACATGAGAAGCACAACTTCCATAGTTATGTCTATTAACAGTTATATTTCCAAAATCAGCAGTATTACCTTTTGATTGAAATTCAACATAATCTATAAAGTTGTCAAAATCATCATCAAGGTTAAAAGGTACACTATAAATTGCTCTAGTGTTAGATGAAACAGCTGCTCCAGTTAAAGGTCCTCTAGTACCATCACCAAATTCAGTTGTATTACCTAATGTAGAAATTTGAACAGTTTGTAATTTAGTGCCTGTATTAAACATTCCAATATCACCCACGCT